CGTTCCCTGTAAACAGAATCCATCCCTGTGAAGCGCGGATATTCTATGCGCAACTTATTGTTATGTAAATGAACGATATGCCATGAAAAAACCGCCAAATCGGCGGTTTAATTTTCCCTGGTGTCGGCATGTATTTTTAGTATGCAGACGCATAATGACATCAGGGCTGTTTATTTTATAAACGTTTATACAGATCAATTTTTCCATTTCGATCGGTATTAGCGATCAATCGTTAAAGACGCCGTTTTCCACTGGCTGCGGTATCAGGCCGGCTCGTCCGGCCAGGTGATATCCGGTGCGGTTGACGTGTCGATCGCCCGCAACGACTGGATGTATTTTATCCATAAAGTTAACGTCGCTTTGTCTTCATCTGTGATGATGCCAAGCTGTAATTCGGTCTGCCACAGGCTGATAGCGCTTTGGGCGTCTGCCAGCAATATCGCTTTCTTATTTTCTGCTTTCTGCTCCTGCCCACTTTGCCGCGCCGATTCATCCGTTACCCACTCGCGGCCATTCCACTTGTCATATTCCGTGGTGGGGGCGAGCAATGTCATGACAGCTGGATATTCACCAAGCGCGGACATCACCTGTACCTCACCGGTTTCCGTGTGATAGAACGTTTTTCCCCGGTGATCTACAACGTATTCCCAGGCAGATAGGTCAGCGGTCCGACGAATGGCGTACCCTGCTTTAGACTTTCCCGGCACATCGGTAAAAGAATTGGCAGGAATGCCAACACCCACCGCCAGGTACTCAACTGACGACGCCAAATATTCACGCGTTCCACTGTCAATGTTATAGATGGTGAGGTCACCAGCCGTTGTGGCGATACCTCGATGGTCCAAAATAGCCTGGGTCATTAAGCCGCCCTCACGATATAGTTGTATGCGATGTTTCTCGGCCGGACACCGGTACACGTGTAGTAGTCTCTATTATTAAAGGGCCGGTCTGAATCGGGGTTATCAGTCACATAGCCATTGCCTGAATAGGCATTCGTCGCAGTCACCGCACTAAACCCTTTCAACGTACTGCCATAATCCTTATCGCTGATGGGATCGCTCCCCAGCCCCATGCAGGCATCAGAGACTGAGGCGTGGTTTCGCACGGCGCCCTCAAGAACGGCCTGTTGTAGGGCATCTGCGCCGACTGCGGTGATGACCAGGGTGCCCGTCTCCCATGACAATAACTCTCGATTTGCCACACCATCCACCCCACGCCCATCATCCCAGCCACGGATAAACTCACCGCGCAAATCAGGCAAATTGCCGGAAGGGTACGCCACGGCCAGCTTAGGGTATGCCGCTTTATCAAAGGGCGCGCCGTTGCACTTTAGCCAGCCCTGAGGCGGTGTTGCCAGCGGCCACGGCTGCGGAACGCCGACAGGAAGGTAGCGTTCGACATCAGCGGTTTTAAGGTATTGCGGATGGGGATCTGGGGCGGCCAAATGCGCGGCCAGCAGGCCATCCGCATAGGCCTTCACCTCAATCGCCTTGTCGTCCACATACTGACGCGTCGCCAGCACGACCGACGGGTCGATTTTCAGCGTCACGGCGTCGGTGCTGTTGACGATGATGATCATGCGCACGGTCTGGGTGCGTCCGCTGCCCTCCTGCAACTGCGGTTTATAGGTCTCCGCGCAGTTGGCCACGGCTATCATCACGCCGTCGGCGTCGAACAGGCCAATCTCACGGATCCAGAACCCGCCCTCGTTTTCAGGGATAATCTGCTCGGCGATAATCTGGCTGCTGTTGGCCGCATCAATGGTTAGTGCGTTCAACGGCGCCCGACGTTTTTCGCCGATAAGCGTGGTCTGCGCCGGGTCGGGTGTCGGCAGCGTGCCGCCGCCATCGCCGACGGCCATATGCGTGATTTGCACCTGATTGCCCAGGGCGGCAGCGTTCGCCAGCCGGGCCGCGCCCTGATGGGTCAGCAGGGCAAAGTATTTTGTCGTCATACGCGCACTTCCATTAGGTCAATAAGTTGCACCGCCGCGGCGGTATAGCCCGGCCCGCTCACGGTGATAGTTTCAGGGGTATAGGGGTAAACGGTCAGCTCGTCGCCGCTGTAGCAGGCGGCGGCTATCGGTAAAGCGCCGTAGGCGTCGAGGGTGATAGACAGTCCTGTCAGGTGCCGACTGCACGGCCTGGCACCGGCAATCAACCGCTCCAGTTCGGCGTAGGTCTCCTCGCTGATCCCTTGCTCCTGCACGCCGATATCGAGCTGGAACGTGCCGGGCTGGCCGCCCGTTTGCCACCATTCGTCGATACGGATCAGATAACCGAAAGGTTCCACGACGCGCCGCAGCGCACCGAGCGTTCCCTTGTGCCGATGCACAAAGTAGGCGTCTTTGATCACCTGGCGTTTGACCGTCTCCGGCCATTGCTCATCCCAGCGATCGACCGAAAAAGCCCAGGCGAGATAAGGCAGGAACGACGCCGGGCAGGCGTCCGGGTTCCACAGTTGGCGGACAGGGACCGACAACGCGCTGATATCGCCGCACGCCTTAGCAAGTCGGCGCTCCAGCGTGGACGATCCGGGCGGCAGCAGGCTGTTATTCATCGCTACCTCCGGTTAACACCTGCCAGCCGGTGCAGTAGGCGGCCTGGGTGCTGTCCAGCACCACGTCGGCTGTCGGCGACAGCAGTTCCACCCGCTGCACACCTTCCACATGCAGGGCGGCATACAGCGCGGAAAGCCGGATATCTCGGCCCAGCCGGCGCTGGGCGGTGATGTAGCTTTGCAGTCGCGTCTGCGCTGCGGCGCGAACGGGTTCGGCCTCCGGTCCCGGATAGAGATAAAGCCGGGCCTCCACGGCGTAAGCGATAATCGTGGCCGTTTGCACCGTGACCCGGTCGGCCACCGGGCGCACCGCCTCGTCGTTCAGCGCCTGACTGACGACGGCCAGCAGGTCGTCCGAGGCGGTGCCGTCTCCTTCGCGTGATAACACGGTGACGGTCACCGCCGCCGGGGCCGGACTGATGGCGCTGGCATCGGAGACGCGCCCGTCGGCGCTCAGCGCATGAAACTCATAGGCGCCGGTCGGTCCGGCCACACTCAGTCCTTCGAACGCGGCGGGGATCCGCTGGCGCAGGTCGTCGTCGCTTTCCATCACGGCGTCGACAGGCGGGATGGATGACGTATCCGCCGGCGTCACGGTCAGGCGCTGCACGTTGACGTTGGCGGCCAACTGGTCCAGATCGCTGCCCAGCGCATAGGCCACCATGCAGGCTTTGGCGGTTTCGTTGATGCGTTGCAGCAGCAGGATCTCCCGGTAGGCGTTTTCCTGCAGCAGCTTCACCATCGGCTCCGATTCCAGCGCCAGCGTCGCGGCGACCGCCGCCTGTTCATCCTCGGGATACAGCGCCAGCAGGGCCGCCTTGCGCGCGTTAAACACGGTGTCAAAGTCCGGCACCTCGACGATAGCCGGGGCCGGCAGTTGGGACAGGTCAATCAGGCTCATGCGGTACTCCCTACCGGAATGGACAGGCTCAGCGACTGGCCGTCGGTCAGCTCGCCGGTCAGCTCAACCGCCAGACTCCCGTCAAAGCCGGTGTGCAACTGGACGGCACTCAAACGGACGCGCGGCTCCCAGCGGTTCAGCGCGGTGTAAATGGCGGACATCACCTGCAGGCGCGTCGCGTTATTTTGGGGCTGGTCGATCAGCGCCGACAGCAGCGAGCCGTATTCCCGTCGGGCCAGCCGGGAGCCGACCGGCGTCATCAGAATATCGCGCATCGACTGGCGCAGATGGTCGCTGTCCGTGACCCGCTGGCCGGTGCGTTGTGCCATACCGAGATACCGCATTACATCGGCCCTCCTGTGAGGCCGGGGCCGGGCAGTATTCCGCTATGAACGTGGGTGTGAACCACGACGCCGTTAGAACTCATCGCGCCGCCGGACTGCGTAACGGGGCCGTTGATGGTGGTCTGGCCCGCGTCAATGGTCAGCTGTCCGGTGGTCAACGCGATGCTATCGGCTGCCTCAATCGCCACGCTTTTAATGCCGCGGATCAGCAGGCGACCGTTTTCCGGCTCGTATTCGAAGTGACCACCGTCGGGAAACAGTGTCACCAGCGCGTCATCCGAGGTCGATGGCGGCGGGTTTTCCGAGGAGAAGATGGCCGGTAACACAAAAGCCGTGGTGAGTTCGCCGCCGAGACTCAGCAGCAATACCTGTTCGCCCGGCGACGGTTTCCACCAGGTACGGGCCGTGCCGGCGCGCGTGGTCAGCCAGTTGAGCCAGCCGGTTTGCAGGCGGCCGCTTTGAACCCGACACAGCCAGCGCGTGTTATCCACGTCCGTGATAACGCCGGTGCGCACGATGTTCAGCAGCAGACGCATGATTTCAGTGAGTTGTTCGTTCATGAGGACAGCCTGCCAGCAATACCGCGATCCCTCACCGGTCGGCCATTGTGCGGTGCAAGAGACAATTTAGCGGCCAAGGTGGGCGACTATCTTATCGGCGATGAGCCGGGTCTGCTGTTCATCCAGCCCCAGCAACTGCCGTTGCTCGTACTGGACCATCGCGCCGCCCGGTCGGACCCGATCCCGCAGGCCATAGTGATGCACGCGGGCAATGCGCTGCACCGCGCCGGTAAATTCCACACTGGCCACGTTGGCCGAGGCGGTGGTTTTCAGGTATTTGGCCGTGCGCAGCTTGCTGAACATCTGACGGCGGATCCGCCCGGCTTTGTTGCGTGACGTCGCGCGTCGCGGCGCGTAGGCGGTGCCGTCGGGATTTTTTTGCAGGCGGATGCGGGCCTGTTGCTGTTGGCGCAGCGTACGGGCCACCTCACGCATCAGCGTTTTACGTTCGCCGGCCGATAGCCGGGTCAACAGCGCCGAGAGCCATTCGTCCAGACGCTGCGTGTCAGCCATGCGGCACCGTCCAGCATTCTTCGAACGGTGCCGGCTCCGGGATAGCGGCCACCATCTGGGAGCCATCCCGTTCGCTGATCAGCACCCGTTCCGTTAGTTTCAGGTTGATACTGAGATCGCAGCTTTGATGATTGAGGATATCGACCTCGAAGCTCAACGCCGGGTCGCGGCTGTCCGGGGACGCCAGCGCATCCGGCTGATGCTCCCGCAGCCAGTGCAGGATGGGCGCTATCAGCAGATTCTGGTCGCCAGCAAAATCGGTAATGACCATATTCAGCGTGTAGCGATACTCCCAGGAGAGCGACGGCGCCAGCGTGCTGATCACCGCGCCGTTGTCGACGAACAGGTGCAGGCACTCAGGGTTAGCACTGATGGCCGGCACCGCCTCAGTCAGGGCGCGGCGCAGCGAGGGCGGTTTTTGCATCGAAGGACTCCTGACAGGCAAGGATGATATCCACCTGATCCGCGCATATAGCCAGCGCGGCTTCGGTGGCGTCCAGTTGGTTATTTAGATCGCCGTTGGTCTGCGGGCTGGCCGCCGGGAACCGGCACGGCGTCAGCCTGGGACAGCCATTGACGGTAAGCGTGACCGCCGGCGAGGGCGGGACGCTGGCGCAGCCGGACAACATCATCAGGCAGCCGAGCATCAGCCCAGCGCCGTACCTCTTCATTTTCACGGGTTAACCTCACGATGGTTTTTTGTCGGGCGGCCAGCGCCGTCTGGGTATCAGCGGCCAGCGCACGCAGCCGGGCCTGTGCTTTGTCGTTACGTTCGGCCAGCGCGTTTAATTCCCGCAGCTGGCGATCGCGTTCATCCAGCGCCGCGCGTTGTACCGTCAGCGTCATCGACTGCCGATCGGCCATCATCTGTATGTGGTGCAGTCGCCAGGACTGCATCCCCAGCGCCACGGCCAGCACGCCGAGGACGACGGCGCGCCAGTGGGACAGCAGCCAGGAGAACGCCGTCATAGCGTGACCCGCTCGCGCACCCAGCCATACAAAAACGCCTCGTTGGCGGCGCGCTGCTCGGCCAGCTCCAGATAGCGGGCGCCCTGGCTGCAGTTCAGCGCGCGCAGCAAGACGCGATGACCGTCGGCCCCGCGCGCATCCAGATACTGACGTAAGGCGGTGAGGGTCCGCGGGCCGATATTGCCGTCCGGCTGCAGGTCCGGGTAAAGGCGGCCGCCGTCGTTCAACGCCGTCAGCCAGCGCTGGAGCCAGCGCGTTGACACGCCCGGCCCCATGTTGATGCCGGTATCGCACAGCTCCGCGGCGATAGCGGGCGACACCTCCGCCACCTGGTCATAGCGCGGGCCGTACCAGTAATCCGCCTCGTAGATCGCCAGCGCCGCGTCGCGCGTCAGGGCGCGTATCTCGCCCTGATACCCGTGCGCTCGTGCCACCGCTTCGGTCACGCCCCAGTGCGTCGGGCCGCCCTTGTCCGCCGGGTGATCGACATAGCCTCCTTCGCGGGTGAGGATGGCATTAAAGATGTCTGTCGCTGTCATGGCTGATGCTCCTTGATGGATTATTCCGCCGGGCCGTTGCCGGAGGGGTTGCCGTCGCTCCAGCGTTTGGCGCGCCGCTGGATAATCAGCTCTACGGTTTGATAACCGGCGATCCCCAGCGCCGCGCCGATGCCGTTGATGGCGACCGGCGACAGGTCGGGAAACTGCACCAGCGCCACGCCCGCGATCATGGAGACGAAGCCGCCCAGCAACACGCGGCCGACAAACAGGCGCAGGGTGACCGGTTCGCCGCCGGCCAGCACTTTGCCGCAGGCGATCAACACGCCGATGATGAACAGCGACAAAATGTTTTTTTCAGGTTCATTCATGATTCAGTCCCAGAGTCGTACGGTCTGCTGAACGGGCGCCGACACCACGTCGGGAAGCTCCACCCACAGGCCGTGAGGTAAAAAGGGGCCGTGCTCAGCCAGCCCCGGATTAGCGTTCAACACCTGCTCGGTCATGCCTTGCGTGCGTCCGTAGTAGCGCCAGCACAGGGCGTCGACCGTGTCATACTGCTGCGCATGCACTTTCATCAGATCAGCTCGACCGTGCAGTGCGGCGCATCCTGCACCCGGCTGATCGCCCAGCGCGCATCGCGCCACAGCTCGCCGCTGGCTTCCGCCAGTTCCTCGCCGCGTTTGACGCCGGACGCCGTGGCGTCGTAGTCCTGATAACGTTCATTCAGCACGGCGCGCGCCCAGCAAAACACGGCGTTCTGGTAGTGCTGTAGGCGCACGCTGTTGCCGTCCAGCACCTCGGCTGGCACGGCGGCCAACGTGAGATACCCCTGCCTTTGCTGGCGTTGGCGGAAGTCGAACAGTTCCGCGTTGACCTCCGACATGGCGGTGAGCACCACCTGCTTTAGACGCGGCGGCGTCATGGTGCCGTCGATGCGCATCACGCTGCGAAATGCCGACAGATCCACGTCCGGCCAGAACGGCGTGTTTGCGATGGTCTCCGCCTGTTCCGGCGCCGGTTCGGGCGCAACAAACTTCATGCGGCTTTCTCCTGAATAAGGGGGCGGTGAACGGGGTTTTGATGCGGCGCTGCCTGTCGCCACCCCGTGCCGCCCGTGCGCGGGGCACGTCCTGTTAGCGGTCGTTGCGCAGTTTGCGCTCCAGCTGCTGTTTGTCTTTTTTCACGCCGCAGCGGGGATCGAGTTGCAGCGCATGGGTGAGGTGATTGAGGGCCGCGGCCGGATGGCTATCGCTCAGCACGCCGCCGAGGGCTTTGTGCAATCGCGCCCGCGACTGGTCCGGCATATCCAGCCCGTCCGTCAGGTCCAGCGTTTGCAGCAGCAGGTCGGCATCGAAAGCGGCCGAGGCGACCAGGGCGTGTTGCGCCGCGTCGGCGATCTCCTCAACCAGCACGGTTTGCACGTTCCGGTTGCCGATCGGCATCACCCAGCCGTGGCGCAGCGCGTGACGCGCGAGGGTGAGCGCGCCAGCATAATCCCCGGCATCAATGCGCCACAGCATCACGAACATCAGGACGTCATCCTGCTGCGTGCCGCCGGCCGTCAGTACGCCCTCGGCCCAGGCGGCGTACTTCGGCAGCAGCTCGACCTTGAGTTCGGCCTTTTTGACCGTGGACTGGACGCCTTTCAGACGGCGGCGATCTTCCGCCAGTTGCAGCAGCATCAGGTCATAGCCGGTCGCGTGGCCAACACTGCCGCCCTGTCGGGCGGCCTCCTTTGCCTGGATAAAACGGGTATGGGTACGAAAGGGATTCGTCACGGATCACGCTCCGCTTTCACTGCTGCCCGCGATGGGTGTTTCCGCTGCGACGGTTTCCGGCTCTGCATTCATGGACTTGACCACGCTGGCCGCCACCGTCGCGATGCGTTCAATCTCGGCATCGCTCAGCGCTTCATGGGTGTCGGCATCAGCGGCAGCCAGTAACTCAATGTTTTCGATCAGGCAGGTGCAGTCGTAGTCCTCAACCACATACGCTTCATTGACGGATTCGAAGTTCTCCACGCGATCGCGCTTCGGATTGTCAATGACCGCCCGGCGGCGGGTATCTTCCTGCCAGTAGATGGACAGGTTATCCAGACGGGTGATCAGCAGCGCGTTGGCGGGGAAGAAAGGCGCACGTACGGCGGGCAGATTGCCGATGCGCTTTGAACTGATAATCAGGTCGGCGGCGATTTTCTCGCTGTTGGACTGGTCCTGATTGACCAAAGGGAAATATTTGTCGGCCAGCAGCTCGCGACCGCAGATCACCACCAGTTCGGTGTCGTCCTGATACTGCACGGCAATTTTCTCGCTGACGGCCGCCATCACCATCGCGTCGAGGTTGTGGAACACGCCGCCTTTGCCGATGGTGATCTTCTCGCCAATCACCGTGCCATCTTCGGCAATCACCTGACTCATCACCTGCGAGGGTTTTTCCTGACGAATTTTTTCCAGCCAGCCGATGTTCACGTCCTGCAGCAGCGGGTTTTGCAACCGGTTTGAGGTTTTTTCACGCTTCACGCCGTTGAAGCCGATCATGATGCGGTCCAGCGCCTGACGCTTCACGATGGCGTCGCGGATGCGCACCTGAAAGTCCTGGAACTTCGCCCACATATCCAGTTTCGGGTAAGGCAGCGCCGTATCGAAGTTGGTCTGTGTGCATTTGTAGCCATCACCGTCGATGTAGGTCGGGTCGGTCGGCTCACGCTCTTTGGTGCTGGTATCGGTGGTGCCGGCGATGGTGCTGCCAATCCCCAGCCCCAGACGTTCGCCGCTTTGCTCGTCGACCGGCACCACGTTGATTTCCGTCAAAAAGGCGGAGGATTCCTGAATTTTGGACTCCAGCGTCTGCGTGACCGACGGTTCGACGGTGAACTTGCTGTTCAGGTCCGACAGGCTGACGTCGTTGATTTTTGCCAGCTGCGTCAGGAAGGCGTTGAACTTGAATTTGGTTTCTTTTTTCATCTGATTGTCTTCTCGATTCGTAAAAGGGAAAGGCGCGCCAGTCTTATCAGCAGTCGGTCAGCGCTTCGCCGGCGCCCGTGCTGCCCGGTGTTTTGGGGCGAACATCTTGGCGGCTGTCTTCGCGGCTCAGCGTTTGCTCCAGTGCCGCAAACGCGGCCTGCTGCGCTTGCAGGGAAGATTCCAGCACGGCGAGACGGTCGGCCTGTTCGGTCAGGGCCTGGTCGGTGCGATCACTCAGGTGTTGTTGCTCCGTGGCGACCAGCTCCACGGCGTTATGCACGTCAGAGAAACGGGCGTCGTCGGACTCCGCTTTTTTAGTGAACAGCGCGGTGACGCGGGTAAACAGAGAAGGTTTGTCGTCGGGAATTTCTTCCAGCTCGATCACCGTTTCTTCTGCGGCGGTAAACAGGTTGCCGGGATGCTGCTTGCGGTTCGCCAGCGGGTTATGCGCCGCGCTGGCGCTGAACGTCAGCATTTCGGTGCCGAGGCTGGCCGGATCGTCGGTCACGGCCAGGCCGACCAGATAGGCTTCGCCGGTATCCGCAAATTCCGGGTTCACTTCAATCGAGGTATAAATTTTCTGCCGCGCCTGAGTCATGGCGATCAGCTCATCGGTCGGGTCGATATAGCCATACAACGCCAACTTGCCTTTTAGCGGACCGTCGCCAATCTCTTCGGCTTCCACTTTGGCCACGTCGCCGAACCGGCGAAACGCACTGTCGGCGGCATACCCGCGAATGTGCTCCATGTTGATGCGCGCACCGTACAGGGTCGGGTCGTAGTTCTTCGCCATCTGCGAAATCCAGGCGCGCGAGATCACCCGCCCATCGGTCGTGGCGCCTTCCACCGCGATGCGAAAACGCTTTGCTTTCACTGTCATGAGCCATGCTCCGTTAAAAAAACTGTCTGGAGCCTTATGGTTGCGGTGATGGGGGGAGCGAGACAACGCGCGCACCTTGTGCGGTTAACGGCACAAGCGGCCGTCAGGGAAAGCCAGTGATCAAGACCGTAGGCTTGTGCCATGAACTCAACACTGACCCCCGCAGATCTCGATCCCCGTCGGCAGGCCATGCTGCTGTACTTTCAGGGATACCGTGTCGCCCGCATTGCTGAAATGCTGGGAGAGAAACCCGCAACCGTTCACAGCTGGAAGAAGCGCGACAAGTGGGGAGAATATGGGCCGCTGGATCAGATGCAGCTCACCACCGCCGCGCGTTACTGCCAGCTCATCATGAAGGAGCAAAAAGAAGGGAAGGACTTCAAAGAAATCGACCTGTTGGCGCGCCAGTCTGAGCGGCACGCCCGCATCGGCAAATTCACTCACGGCGGCAACGAAGCCGACCTGAACCCGAACGTCGCCAACCGCAACAAAGGCCCGCGTCGGGCACCGGAAAAAAACGTTTTCACCGACGAGCAACTCGACAAGCTGCAGGCGATGTTTCACGACTCGCTGTTTGCCTATCAGCGCCACTGGTATGAGGCCGGCAACCGTCACCGCATCCGTAACCTGCTCAAATCGCGCCAGATTGGGGCGACCTTTTTCTTTGCCCGCGAGGCGCTGATTGATGCGCTCACCACCGGGCGTAACCAGATATTCCTGTCGGCCAGCAAGGCGCAGGCGCACGTCTTCAAGCAGTACATCATCGACTTCGCCAAAGAGGTCGACGTGGAGCTGAAAGGCGACCCGATGACGCTGAACAACGGCGCGTGCCTGTACTTCCTCGGCACCAATGCCCGCACTGCGCAGAGCTATCACGGCAATCTGTATCTGGACGAATATTTCTGGATCCCCAAATTTCAGGAACTGCGCAAAGTCGCGTCCGGGATGGCCATCCATAAAAAATGGCGTCAGACCTACTTCTCGACGCCGTCCAGCCTTACCCACAGCGCCTATCCGTTCTGGTCCGGCGCGCTGTTCAACCGGGGCCGCGCCAAAGCGGACAAGGTAGACATTGACCTGACCCAGGGCAATCTGTCCCCCGGCCTTTTGTGTCCTGACGGGCAATATCGGCAGATCGTCACGGTAGAAGACGCGGTGCGCGGAGGCTGTAACCTGTTTGACCTCGACCAGCTACGCAGGGAGTACAGCCCGGACGAATACCAGAACCTGCTGATGTGCGAATTCATCGACGATTTGGCGTCGGTGTTCCCGCTCAGCGAGTTGCAGGCGTGCATGGTGGACAGCTGGGAAGTGTGGGCCGACTTTCAGGCTTTGGCGCTGCGGCCGTTCGGCTGGCGCGAAGTGTGGATCGGCTATGACCCGGCGAAAGGCACACAGCACGGCGACAGTGCCGGGTGCGTCGTGGTAGCACCGCCGACCGTACCGGGCGGCAAGTTCCGTATTCTGGAACGTCACCAGTGGCGCGGGATGGACTTCCGCGCCCAGGCTGAGGCCATCCAGAAACTGACCCAGCAATACAACGTGACTTATATCGGCATCGACTCGACCGGCGTCGGTCACGGCGTGTATGAGAACGTGAAAGCGTTCTTTCCCGCCGTCCGGGAGTTTGTCTACAACCCCAACGTCAAAAACGCCCTGGTGCTTAAGGCTTACGACATTATCAGCCATCGCCGCTTGGAGTTCGACGCCGGTCACACCGACATCGCGCAGTCGTTCATGGCCATTCGCCGCGCCACCACAGCCAGCGGCAACCGTCCCACCTATGAGGCCAGCCGCAGCGAAGAAGCCAGCCACGCCGATCTGGCCTGGGCGACGATGCACGCACTATTTAACGAACCGCTGCAGGGCGAAGCCGCCAATACCAGCAACATTGTGGAGATTTTTTAATGGGCAAACGCAAGAACCGCGCACGCGCGCCGCAGGAACCGATGACCAACGGCGCGGCGGCGGAAGCCTTTACCTTCGGCGATCCGGTGCCGGTGCTGGACCGTCGCGAACTGCTCGACTATGTGGAATGCGTACAGATGGATCGCTGGTATGAACCGCCGGTGAGTTTCGACGGGCTGGCGCGCACGTTCCGTGCCGCCGTGCATCACAGCTCGCCGATCAACGTGAAGCGCAACATTCTGACCAGCACGTTTATCCCGCACCCGCTGCTCAGTCAGCAGGCGTTCAGCCGTTTCGTGCAGGACTATCTGGTGTTCGGCAATGCCTATCTGGAGAAGCGCACCAACCGGCTCGGCGGGGTGCTGTCGCTGGAGCCGGCGCTGGCAAAATACACCCGGCGCGGCGTCGATCTCGATACCTACTGGTTTGTGCAGTATGGCCTGACGACGGAGCCTTACGAATTTACCAGGGGCAGTATCTTTCATCTGATGGAGCCGGATTTAAATCAGGAAGTCTACGGCCTGCCGGAATACCTGTCCGCCATCCCGTCGACGCTACTGAACGAGTCGGCCACGCTGTTCCGCCGTAAGTATTACCTCAACGGCAGTCACGCGGGATTCATTATGTACATGACCGACGCGGCGCAGAATCAGGAGGACGTGAATAATATCCGCCAGGCGATGAAAAGCGCCAAAGGGCCGGGCAACTTCCGCAACCTGTTTATGTACTCGCCGAACGGCAAAAAAGACGGCATTCAGATCATCCCGCTGTCCGAGGTGGCCGCGAAGGATGAGTTTTTGAACATCAAGAACGTCAGCCGCGACGACATGATGGCCGCGCACCGCGTGCCGCCGCAGATGATGGGGATCATGCCGAGCAATGTGGGCGGATTTGGGGATGTGGAGAAAGCGAGCAGGGTGTTTGTGAGGAATGAGTTGATGCCGTTGCAGAGGAGGTTTGAGGAGTTGAATGAGTGGGTTAATGAGGAAATTATCTGCTTTGATAAATATATACTAGAAGAGTAAAAAGGGGGCCACCCCCCTTTTATTTCATATTTCACCCATCATTAATTGATGAGCAATTTTTTTCAAATCTTTCTCTCTTTGTGCTATAAACTCTTGATAACTTTTCTTTCCATCCTGCAATTCATCTGCAATTAGCGCTGAGTCGAAAATTGCTTTTCGTTCAGCTTGGTGAACCTTGAGAAAATAAATCTCAGGGTTTTTATCTGATATTTCTTTATTATCTTGCGCAGTCAGGAAGGCAATGTTTGCAATTATGTTAGACTCATGGAACCCTATACCCAGCTTATTTAAATAGGCTTTAGGATAGATGTGATGGAATTGCCTTGCGTTATACGCGGCAAGTGCTGTCCCTAAATCGACAGTGCGCCCTGTTATAAAACTTCGAGGGTTCAATTGAGCAAGCAGACAAATGGTTGCCTTCGCTGCTGAAGAATTGATTCGCCAAGCTTTTTTAAAAAAATTACTCTCTATTTTCACAGGGAATAAAATGTAATTATCTTTATTAGAGATTATTTTATCCATTTCCAATATGTCATTTATAACAAATGCATTTGTACCTGCTCTATACCGTTGAGAAAAAGCACAACACCAAAACCAGCGTTTTATTGAATTATATTGGTAGCCAGTTGGCCGATCTACCTTTGAAAAAAAATAGACTAATGGAACTAACATAATAGGGAATGGTAAAAAAATAGAGTTTTGTATCTTTAAGTCTTTTTCTAAGAAGTCAACGGCTTTCTTTATACCGTCACTTAAATATTTAACAGCAGATGATAAATCTGTTGGGTTTGCATCAATAAGTGTTTCTGAATCAATAACTTTATTGACGATAGAAGTTAAACATCGCATCAACAGAGTTTCGTCGACCTGAAACCCCTTAGAAATAAGAAAATCGTTTAATTTATTTATTTCTGTCCGAAGATCAAACGTTTCTGTCCAAGTCCAGGCTGTTAACAGTTCGATAGTACTTAAGCTAGTACCTGATGAATTTATTCTTTGAAATATTCTGCAGACCTCTTGATCTGATCGTTCTTTAATAGTAACTACGGGGAAGTCGTAGTCTTTAAAGCGGTCAACTAGATTAGTAATTTTGGTTACTTCGTCTTCGTTGAATTTATGTAATTGCCCAATTAGCTTGGTGGTTTCTAAAACTGTATTAAGTGCGATGGTTTTAATATCTAACGGTTTCGTATAAAAATGGTAGAACCTATCCTCCGATGGCGCATAGTGTATATTAAAGCGCATTGCTAATTCTTCATTATTTGTATTTTTATCTGAGTTAAAAACACCAAATAACGTAGTTAATCTTTGCTGGCCATCAAGAATGTAATTAACGGGGTAATCTTCTTTGATTTCAGGTAAATCGAATCCACCAACATTCCTTTCAAACTTCAATGGAGTTTTTGTGGACCACAAGAGTAAAGAACCCACAGGATAGCCAAAGTATATAGAATCTATAAGTCCTAGGATCTGCTCATCACTCCAAACGTATTCTCTTTGAAAAGCAGGGATTTTGATATTACCTCTTTTTACATCCTCTAGGAGAGATGCGAGCCTTTCATTGCCAGAATCAATTTTTTTTTTGCCAGTCTCTACGTTTAATATCGTCATTATGATATGAAGCCTCCTTTTTCGGAAATATCTCATATTTTGACAAGGTGCGCAATTGAAGCCTTAGGTTATTGCCAGTAGCGCGCGCTCGTATCCCCGCCACGCCTGCCCGCTTTATGTAGTGGTTTTCATGCACCTGCATGACATAAGCAAAAGCCCGCCAGTTCTGGCGGGCCTCATCAAAAACGATCCTTAAATGATCATGCGAATTCATGCAGCATAGCCATGCACTACCTTACTACTTGCTGTGGCTTCTGCTTTTAAACCCAATGAAAACCAGCGTGGCTTATGACAGCTCGACTTTAAATCAACAATGAATCTTCTACATAACTGATCTATCTTGCCTAGTTACGTCCATCGAACGGTTGTATTCATAGATCCTGATTTTTGCCATAAGCTCATCAGTCATCTCAGAAACCCACTGGATGGCCAGATGTTTTTCTTCATCGCTACACTCACTCGCTGCCACAAGCTTGATAAAAAAATCAATGCGTTGGAGCTTCAACGACTCCAAAAAATAATCCTGCATCTTCCCTCCTATTACTCCCGCCGTATACTATGATCATTCACATATTTACTGTATATAATTACAGTATAATGTGATTACCTGGTTGTAAACCATTTTTTAACTTTCAATAAGAAAGGTCTTATGAAAATCGTCAATAACAACAATGGATAAAGGGAGAAGGAATGCGAAAAGCATATGTAGAACTCATCCGTGAAACCAATGTAGCCTGTCTAATCGCCACCTGGCGGCATCAATACCACTGTCGCCACTTGTCATCCTCTTGGAGTCGGCCGTTTCGGTAAAAGAGACGCATCCCTCCCCCTGACGGAATACTGCCGCCACGCAATAGCAGATCCATTTCCGTTTCGCTGCCGTCAAACCCTCTCCTTCTAAGTTCTGCCTCAAGCCCGAACCGATGGCGATCCGTGATTTCCTGTTTGTACCCTCTCCGGCGTTTCGGCTTCACCAATCTCAGCCTGATGTTCAATTCACGCAGGTCTTTTTTACTCATGTTATGGAAATCAGGAAGCGGGTCAGCCCTTTCTACATGAGGTCTACCCACCCCTATTTCGTTTGTTTTTTCAACAAGGGGACAGTTATTGCCACGAGTCCAAGGGGCGCTAGCGCCCTCGTCGGCTTGCGCCTCCTGAACGTCAACGGCTTTACGGACCTTTTTCCACTTCACCGAATGCGTACATACGCGCCCCTGCGTTAACGGGGACCAAATACCATAAATACGGATGCCATGATCACCGTAGGTACTTGGCTCGTCGCTAAGCTCATAGGCGGTTCTGACAATGTGATGCTTGCGGGGAACCAGTACACCTCCCTGCTTCATGATGTAAGTCGCAAAGCATCCCGCATCGGCAGCGGCCAGCACCGCGTCCAAACGGCTATCGGCCAGTACCTTAGCGCCCGGCTTACTGTCACCTTGCGCCCTCGCCGCCTGACCGGCCAGTAAACGCAGTTCGCGATATGCTTGACGGCCCGGAATGCCAAAGAAGCGGAACTGCTGAACACGATGCAATGACGCCCAGGCATTCACATGCTCAGCGTTATCGCGCAACGATCTGCCGGTTTCCTTGCTGATTTCATCACCCAGGCCACGACCATCAATGTTCTTGCTGATGTATTTAGCGATATAGCTGGTCGGCGTACCTTTGCGCGGGTTAATCAGCTCCGCCTTGAAACGCGGCCCGGTGTTGTTCCCTAGC